GCGCATCATTCTCGCGATCGCGAAAATTATTCACCACCAACAGCAAATCCACCACCAAACCAATGGCAACTCCCAACAAAACCGCAGCAACCGTCAGATGATCCGTGAGCAAGAAATAAGTTCCTCCCACGGGAACCAATCCAAAGAAAATCAGCACCATCACATCTCCCAGCGCAAGTCTGCTCAGATGCGTTGTGTAGAGAAAAGCCCCCGCACCACAACTAAGTCCCACGAGACCGAGTCCTAGCGTCAAAGACAAAAACGAATGTTGCGACACAGTGAGAAACACTGCCAAAATGCCCAAACCCACTAGAGCCGCTAAGAGCAGCGTCACCCCAATGCCCCATTGCATAGCGCGCGCCGTAATCCAACCTTGCGCACAAGCGCGTTCAGGCCCCAACCGGTCTTCCCCATCGCGGCCACGGCGGAAGTCAATGAGATCATTGATAAAGTTGGAAGCAATTTGCATCAAACCAGCAAAAACAATGCAAAGTGCTGCGAGCCACGGAGCGGCCGCGTGTGGAGTATCGCAGGTGAAAGCCAAAGCAGTGGCAGTGATCACCGAAACCAATGCGCCAGAAAGAGTTTTCGGTCGAGCCGCCAACCACCAAGCGCGGAGTGTGTGAGGAGTAGCTTGTGAGTTCATACAGCGAATATATATCTGATTTGAAAATCAGATACTTACGCTATTTCAATTCAAAAATGTTACACTATTGTGTATTTTCGTCTGAAAAAGCGAAAAACCACGCTCTCAAAATTGGAGGTGGCTTTGTTTCCTCGGCAAAGGTAGGGCTTTCTTGAGAGGTGACAAAGAAATAACCCGAAATATCACTAAAAGCCCCCACGCGTTTCTCAACGAATGGGGGCAAACGTAATGAAAAAAAATCGTAGTGAGTTGGGGGCGCGTTGTTGCCCCTTTTCGTTCTGTGAGGGTCTGCTATTTGTAGAAGCGTGAAAATAGTGAGATTCCAGCAAATAAGATGCACGCTATCAAAGCAAGGGGCAAAAATCCGTAATACCACGGATGACGCGTAACAAGTTTGCGTGCCTTGTCTATGCTGTGCTTGGCTTGATAGATGGTATCTCGGGAAATGGCGCGAATGGTGTCGTGGCGAATGTGCCAACGCTCGCGCCATCGTTCTTTGATGAGGGTTGCCCCCTCGGTGTAGATGCTATCACGAAAAAAAATGCTGTCGCGGTGGTAGATGGTTTGGCGTAACGTGTCGCGCTGTGTTACTCTCAGCGTGTCGTGCTTGATGATGGTGCGCGTTATCTCTTTTGAGGTCGTGCAGCTACCTAAAACTACACTAAGAAACACAAACACAACAGCAAACCTATTCATAATTAAATCTATATATTTACTCATACTCTTGTCTGTTTATTGGAAAGTTACTACCTTTGCCGTACCAAAAATAAAATATCAACGCAACAATTCAAATTATGAAGTACTTACCTCGTATTATCCACCTATTGCTAGGTGGCTTTTGTGCTATTGGTCAGTACTCTCGTGCTGAAAATACCACTTCTCCAACGATGCAAAAGCTTAGAGAAGAAGTAGAGAGTTACAGCCGTCGTACCGACAAACAAGCACTCCTTCGTGATGCCACAATGAACGCAACTGATGCTAGAAAATCGTTTAATAAGATAATAGCTCACTATGGGGAAAAGGTCAATTAAACAACAGCACACAGAACTACAGACAGCTGAGGGATTAGCTCATATTACAGAAAATTCTGTCGTTTCTGATGATAATATACTTCCCTCTCCTGCTGAGCTACAAGCCTATTTGATGCTTAGCCCCGATTTCCCTCAATACTTTATAGAGGTGTCTAAAAAGGAGCAAGAACATCGACATGCGATAGAAAAAGAGAATGTTGAAATCGTCAAAGAATATAACCGTTCTCAATTCTCGCTACAGAAGCTTGGTATGTGTCTTGCTTTTATCCTTTTAATACTGCTTTTTGGCATTGGGGGGTTTATGATTTACATAGGGCACGAAGTTATCGGAAGTAGTGCATTCTTCGTTTCTCTTGTTTCTACAATCGGTTTATTCTTCCCTGATAGATGGAAAAAGAGTAAAAAGAACCAATCTAGCGACTAAGTTTTTACTTGGTCGCTTTTCTTTTACACAATCGTCACTGTTATTTCCTCTCCCTTCTTTTGCGCTTCGTGCATCATCTTGTAGAGTTTTTCAAAGGTCGCGCGACTATTCACCACCTTTCCCTTCTCCTTATTCTCTCCCACAAGAATACAGCCGTGCGTGTCCTGCGCGGTGTTCCCTGCGTGGATAAGCACACCAGCAAAACCCTTCACACCCACAAGGCGCGGTAATTTGCCACCGCACACTTTCTGATAGTAGGGGTTGCGCCCAAATCTCGGGCTAACGCTGTCCATATCCACGCGGTAAGTACCCGTGGGGATTGCCGTTTGTCCTGCTACTTTGAGCTTTGTAATCACGTGTTCGGGCTGTCTGTCGGTGAGATTGCGGTCGGTGTCTTCGAGCGTGTCGCAAACTTTTTGCCCTGCAATTTCAAGCGCGCCTATTGTATAAGTGTCGCGTTTCGCGTTTCGTCTGATATAGATGTTCATTTCTTTAGTCTTTTTGTAGTGGTTGAAAATTGGAAAATGCGCGCGCCCTTTGTTAGGTCTTCACCCTCTCGGGGCGCGCGCTTCGTCTGTGGTTACTCCGTTGCGTTCTCCGCTTCGGGGGCTTCTTGTGCTTCGTCCTCCGTGGTGGGTGTGGGTGCATCTTTCGCCCCTCCCATTAGGTCGGCAAGCAATTTCGCAATGTCCGCCTTGTCACTGGCTGCGATTTTGATAGTACGCTCGAAATCGTGAATTTCTTTCTTTTCCCACGACTTTTCGCGCACGCTCTTAAACTCACAGAGCAACACGTAAGACGTCCACAACATACTGAAAAAAGGAGCTGGCAAAACAAAACTTGCCACCATGTCTAGCAACGTGAGGGTGACAAATGGCACTAAATACCGCACGGCTTTTTTACTCGTGAGTTTCAGTCCCCTTGAAGTCGTGGCGATGCCGTTCTCCTTCGCCTTGGTCACTCCTGCAACTAAGTCAATAGCCATAGCCACCAAAATTGCAGCGGTGCAAAGCGTGATTAGAATGATGTGCAGATACAAATGCTCTTCTGCAAAGTGGATAAATGTTTCTTTCATCTCTGGCTCGCATTAAATAGGACAACTTTCAGACGCTACACCACCCAAAGTTTCAGGCCATCGGTCTACTGTGGGAAATGTCACAATACCAATACGCAAACTGTTGAAATTATTCTCTCTGTTCACAGTCATTGCAAAGCGCAAGTCAACCATCCCTAGATTGTCTTTCACTCCTCCCACTAAAACCATGCCGACTTGCGCGTTCGTTTCGTCGTCAAAGATTTGATTTATCGCATTTGTACAACTGCGGAAACCCTCCGAAAGTCGGTGTAATTCGATTCTATAAGCATTGATGTCATTCTCCTTGTTGGGGTCTTTTGCCGATTGCGAGAGTCTCACCGTGCCGAAATAATCCCATTTTCCCCCTCCAAACTCTATCGAAACTCTGTCATTTGTTCTTCTCAGTTTGATTTTTCCTAAATACTTTTCGGAGTTCTCAAACTCTCTCCATCCCGTATCACCTCTCACCACGTGCCAAACTCCACCGCGTTTTTCCCATTCCCACGCGCCTGTGCCTGCACCATCCGTGGAGAGATAGCGCGTGCTGTCCTCTTCATCTCCCACAATCGCGCCTTCCGTTGTTTCGGGTTTATCGGGTCGTCCCTTGCCCTTCAACCACTTCACCGCCACTTCCGCTTCGGGAATAAGTTCTGGCAAAATCATATTGTGCGTCGTGTCGAAAAGTGCCGACTTTCTCACCACGTCCTCAATGTCCGCGGTTCTCACCACATCACTAGGCAACGGCTGCGCTTCGCAATGTTCACCCTTACAACTATCGGGCAAAAGGTCAGCCTTCACTTTGCCGTCCTCTCCCAAAATGTTTTCCTTCCCTTCTAACGCTGTCACGCGCTCCGTCAATGGTTGCAAATTCACACTTTCGGGGGCTGGTCTGCTTTCTAGTGCCGTAATACGTCTGTCGTTAATTGCAATGTTCGTAGCGTGTTCCGACACTGCCCCTTGCAACGCTGTCACCTCCTGCGACTTGTCTGCCACCTTCGGCGCATTCTCCAAAGCTGCCACACGTTCCGACAAAGGAGTCAAATCCACGTGTTCTGCTTCGGGCTTCGCTTCGAGTGCTGCCACACGCTTTTCTAGGGGTTGCAAATCAACGCTTCCACCCTCCGCGCTTCCGCCTGCGCCTTCGGGTAAAAGCTCCACACGGATTTTCCCGTTTGGCGCAAAAACCTCCGCTAATACTCGCGCCTTTGGTACGTTCAACGCATCTGTCACTACGCCTTCTTGTTCTTTTTCTTTTGCCATAATCTTTAGTTGTTTAGTTTGATACCTCGCAAAGCGATGTCTTCAAAGGTATTGCGCACTGCTCGCGTGTCCGTTTCGATATGCCCCAAACGCTCGCTTATTTGGTTCGTATCCTCGGAAATGCGCATCACCGTTTGAAGTATAGCTGCGCTGTGTTTAGTTATTTGTTCCGTTTGTTGTTGTATCAAGAAAGTATGCCCTTGAATAGCCGTCAAACGTCCGTTGTTTTCGTCTACGCTCTCTTGGCTTGCGGTTGCGATTCCGCGTTTCATACCTTCTCTCTTGTCGCCTTCGGTTGATAGGTCTATTCCCTCTTTCTTGAGTTCACCGATGAGTTGAGCATACTTCTCTTTGAGCCGTCCTTGCGCGCCTTGTATCACCTTTGTTGCTTGCGCTGCTGCTTTGAGCATCGTGTTGTTGTCACCGCTTTCAAAGGCGCGTTTCACCTTCTCGGCTTGCTCTTTGAGTATGGGTTGCAACACAGACGCCTGCAACATATCTTTGACCATCTGCTGCATCACCTTGCTAGTGGTTTCTCCAAAAGCTTTTGCTGCATCTTCCCCTCTGTTGAAAGCGTCCACTACTGCGTTTATCACCTCGTCTCCGTAATTGCCAAAGATGCCACCCAAATACTCGTCCATCTTCTTGAGGGCTTCTTCGTATTGCTCCTCTTTTTTGATGAGTGCTTCAAACGTTTTCTTGCCTTCGCCCTCAAATTCTCGGGTCTGGACAATACTCTTTGCGAGTTCGAGATTCAAGTGTCCGTTGGCTTTCACTAGGTCTTTGTACTCGTCAATCTGCGTAATGCCTTTGTAGACGTCGTGACTTCTAAAGAAATTCCAGACATTTCCGCTTTTGTGTCCAGTCTTGACGCTAATAAAGCCTAATCCTACGCGGTCTTTTTCTTTCTCTTCGTTGAAATAGTTCCAATTGCCTTTGGGAATGTTGCGTCCTAGTCCTCCTTCGATGTCTAGATACCTACGCGCTCTTCCTTTACGCGTTTCAATCAAGAATTTCAAATCCTCGTCTTTTCCCTTGATGCGTCCTTTGATGTCCTTGTCTAGTTCCGTGGCTGCTCTGAGGTTCTCCAAAGCCTTTCCGCGTTTTGACGACCCAAAGATGCTATCCATATTGCGCGCTTCCATCTGCTCTTTGCGCAAAAGTTCATTGTAGAGTTCCTGCTGGTCGTTGATTTCGTGCTGGATATCTAACAAAGCCTTCTTGTGTTCGGCTGCGCTTTGAAAAGCTTTTGTCACTACCTTCATTCCCTCTCCTACGGCTGCTAGTGCTGCACCCACAACTCCGCCTTGTGCAAAGCCTTGAGCAATGTTTCCCAAACCTTCTAGAGTAGCTCCTAGTGTGTCTGCTGCTTCTGCCAAACCATCTGCCCCTGCTGCGCGCGCTGCTTCTGCAAACTGACTAGTAAGCCCTTTCACTGCTCCGATGGCTGGCACGGCTGCCACTGCTATTTTCTGCATCTTCTCCGAGAGGTCGAGTTTGTCACCCTCCTTCTTCACCTTCTCTATCGTTTCTAGCAACTTCGAGAATGGGTCTTTGCTGCTGTTGTCGTATTGATACAGCTTGTCGAGTTGCTGACGAATAGCTTGTATCTTCTCTGGTGACAGCTGCAACATCTCAAACGTACTCTCAGACATCCCAAATTCCAAAGCGCGCTTCTTTCCGTTGGGGTCTGCTAGTGCCTTCAAAAAGTCCTCCGTGCTTTTGATTAACCCCTTAATCTCGCGCCTGCTCTTCTGCGCTGCATCCGCAAACAACTTGGTGAAAATTGGTAGCGTGTTTTGCGCGTGTTGCAGTTGCTGGTCGGTTATCTGCTTGAGGGCTGCTGCTTCCTGCTGCTTGAGGACTTCTAGGTTTGCCACGTGTGCTTCACCAGTGAGCAAACGTTCTTCAATGATTTTGCGCTTCTGTGCATACTCACGTTTGACTTCTAGTTTCTTCTCTTCGAGTGAGCGCGTGTCTTTGATGATTTGCGCGTAAACCTTTTGCTCGTCCTTTTGCGCTTCTTGCGCTATGTGCGCTGCTTGGGTGAGGATTGCGAACTTGTCGCTCTTTGCCAAATCCTTTTCAGTGACGCTCTTTCGGTCAAAGTGTTTTCCTGCCTTCACCGCCTTTGGATTGTTGATTTCCCACTTCTTCTCTGCGGTATCTCTCAACTTCTCGAGTAGTGCGTCTTGTTCGTCTTGTAGCGCGTTGAGCTTGGCACGCTTTCCTAGTTCTATGAGTTTGAGCTGCTTTTCCGTGCCGTCTTGCCATCTTTCCACTTCGTCTTGCTCTCGTTTGAGTGCTTCGTCTCTGTGTCGTTTGGCTTGTGCTGCTTCCTGCTGTTCCATCTGCCGTTGCAGTGCGTATAGTTGCTTTTGACGCTCAATTTCTGGGTTCTCGGTGCTGTTTCCTCCTCCTCCGCGTCCTCCGTTGTTTCCTCCTCCGTGTCCTCCGTTTGTTGGCGCGCTTTGCCCTCCGTCTGCGTTTGCTAGGGCATCTGACCACGACATATTAAAGCGTCTTTCTGCGTCTTTGAGCGTCTTCTTGTCTTGCGCGTTGAGTTGGCGGATTTTTTCGATTACGTTTGCGACGTTGTTGTACCGGTAAGTTTGTTTCCCTACCATTGTGACTGATTCAATGACTTCTTTATCCCAAATCTTCAACCAATTATTAAGCCCCTTGTCGTTCCGTCCTATCATTCCTAGCATATTGTCTAGCTGCTTGTCTAGGTTCGCTCCGTGATAAGTTCCAGAGAGACGTTCGCGTAACTCATCTATCAACTCTCCGCGCTTGTCTCCGCTGTCTTCTAGCTGTTTGTCTATATAAGTCTTCATCGCGCGCGCCTTGGCTGCTGCTTCTACCTTCTTTTTGAGTAACTCGTAAGCATCTGCCACGTCTAGCACCTTTCCGCGCTCCGCGTTGAGTTTATCTAGATAACCACCATATTGTTTAACAATCGCGTCTTTTGCCTTCTTATATTCATCCGTGCCTTTCTTTGCCTTTCTCAGTTCATCATATAAGGCATCGAGTTTCGCTATTTCGCCTGCTGCGCTCTTCGCTCCTTCATTCACTGCGTCGTTGAGTGCCTTCTGTCGCTTCTCCGCTTCGCTCTGATGAGTAGCAAGTTTATAAAGTGCATAGATGAGGGCTGCCACGGCTGCCACTGCCAGCATCCACGCATTAGCCATAATCACCGCGTTTAGCCTTGCTGCTGCCTGCGCTGCTGCGTTCTTCGCTGCCGTGAGCAAGTTTGTCACCGTCAAATTTGCCCCTGACGCTGCCGTGTCTGCTGTCGTTGCCACTGCACCCTCGGCTCTCACCGCTGCCACCACACGTTCTTGTGCTGCTTGGCGCACACCAACTGCCGTGCTGCGCTCTCTCAATGCCACGTGAAGACGCTCCTGCGCGTTCGACAACTGCGTTTGCGCTACCTCTATCTTGCGCGCGTTGGCTGTGCCTTGCGCTGCCACCAACTCTGCTTGCTTGGCTGCTACCAATTTACGCGCGTTGGCTACCTCCATTTGCGCTGCCGTAAATTTCGCCTTGCTCGCTGCTGCTTCTTCTAGTGCTGCTGCCTTCTTCGTTGCCACGGCTGCCCTCGTGGTTTCTACTTCCTCCTTCAGCGCATCTCCATAAGCCTTTGCGCCGTCCTTCATAGAGAGTTTGCTTATCCTTGCGCGCTGCTCCACTGTCATTAGTTGGTTGAGGGCTTCGGCTTCGCTCTTGTATTTCATAGCATAAGCCACATCGCTTGACGCTGCATAAGCCATTTGCGCACCCTTTGCCACTCCGTAACCTGCTGCCACGCTTGCTAGTGCTAATGCCACGTCTTGATAATTGCGTGCCAAACTTGCTGCCAAACCCACTGCACCCTTTATCGCGCCTTCGCTCTCCTTGCCTAGCTCGTTGTACATCCCATTCATCGCCCCTTTGAGTTTGGCAAAGCTACCAGCCAAACCTTGGCTTTGCGCCTTGAGCATTCCGTGAAAGCGTCCCCCTTCTTCCGTGGCACTGATAAACGCTTCCGTGACTTGCTGCGACGAAATCGCACCCTTCGACATCTCCTCTCTGAGTTCTGACACACTCTTTCCTGTCTTTCTTGAAATCTCTGCTAGGGGGTTGAATCCTGCGTTAATCATTTGCAGTAGGTCTTGTCCCATCAAACGCCCTGCTGCTGTCATCTGAGAAAAAGCCAGCGACAAACCCTGAAAGCGTTGTGTGTTTCCTCCACTAATGTCGCCTAACACGCGCATCATCTTGCCTGCCGTGTCTGCACTCACACCGAAACCTAACATCATCTGCGTTGACGAAGTCAGCGTTTCTAGATCAATGGGGGTTGTGGCTGCCATCTGCTTAAAGCTATCCATCATTTGGTCGGCTTTCTCCTTTGAACCCAAAAACGAAGTGAGGGCTGCTTCGCTCTGCTCGATGCTCTGACGCACGCTAATCATATTCGAGATAAAATCTCGCGCTCCACTCACGGCAAACGTGCTAGCCACTAGCGCGCCTGCCCCCTTGAGGGCTTGCGTGATGAGATTTCCCCCTTGCGATGCCTTCTCTCCGATGCCTAGCAACGCACCGCCTGCTCGGTCGGCTGCGCGCTCCACTGGGGCTGTGTCTGCGTCTATGCGAAAAAGGAGTGTGCCGTCTTGTTCTGTCATTGCTTATAGTTCTTGCTCGTTGATGATGGTAAATGTGATGCTGCTCTCTAGCCACGCGTCTTGAGGGTAAAAGTCATTGACGATTTCCGACTTGTAGATGGCTGCATATCGCTTGCCCGTGGCTTCCACGTCTATTTGTCGGGCTTCGGGGAGGGTGAGCCGTGCTAGAAAGGCTTCGCGGTTGGTGTGGAGTTGCTGCAAACTGCTGGCGCGCCAAAGCAAATGCACCGTGACTTCTCGGGGTTTGCGTCTTGTTGGCGCATATCGGTCGGCTTGCTGCCCCGTGAGTAGTGGGTGCTTGGCTGTATGCCACTCTCGGTGCTTCCACGCTCTCAAAGCTGCCGTGCTGCCCTCTAGCACGCGCGCTCCATAGTCGCTGAAAGGTCTGCCGTCCATTTTGAAATCCTCGCTGCGCTGCACTGCGCCCCCCTCGGGGGTGGCATCACGATTGGGGGGTGGGGGTTGGTGCTGCACAAAGTCCACATAGAGCGTGTGCAACTGTGAGCTGTGCCTTTCGTGTTTCACCTCTAGGGGGGTGAACACTGCGCCTTGTGGCAACTCGGGGGCAACAAAGCGGTGCTGGTTTTCTCGCTCGTCTTGCGTTTGCCACACTCGGGGTTGTTGCAGTTGGCTGATGATGGCTTGCGCCTGCTCCTCGGTGGTGGTGTGCAGTGTGAGAGTACCGCTTTTCGCATCGAGCCTTGGCGCGGTGAGGTCGGCTTCTGCTCCGTCTTCCTCCTGCCACTCGGTCAAGGGTGGAAATTTGAGGGGTGGAAATCTCCACAAGTCCGTTGTTCCTGCCTGCGCTGCGTGTGCTTTGTCGTGGGTTTGTTGGTCTATCGCAATCATAGTTTGTGGTGTGGCTTCATCCAAAGATGGCTTGCAGTTGCTGTGCCTGCTGTGGGGTGATGGGTTGGTCTGCGTCGATGGTGTCGGTCTTTGGCTTTCGCTGGTCGGTGTTGTAGGTAGGGAGCGTGGCGCAAAAGAGTGCCATGTTTTGCCACGACCATCTGTGCATCACCTCCATTGGCGAAACGTTGAAAGCCTTAGCCGTGGCTGCCACCATTGCCCACGGACTGTCGTTTAGTCCACTTTCTTCTTGGTGTTCACCACGTTCACCCTTCTGAGGAAAGTGGAAATGGCGAAAAAACTCTCTACCTCCATCTTCGACAATATGCCTACAAATCCCTCTAACAACTCATCGGGGGTGTAGTGGGTGGTGAATAATCATTACGTTCTTGCGATGTGTCAGAATGCGGCTTCTACTTTAATGTCATTAAATCCGTAACACAGCAAAAGGCGCACAAAAAAAACGCAATTCTGTCGTTTGGGGCAGAATTGCGTTGGGTTTTCAATAGAAGCGGGTCTTATGCTTCTGCGTTCTCCTTATAGGGGCAGCTTATGTAGTCGAGAAATGATTCCTCCAACTCTGTTTCTATGAGTTCAAGAAATGGGTTGAGAGCTTTAAGCGCACGTTCATTACATACACTGTATCGCTCATCTAGTTGTTTTTGCGTTTCTTCGTCGTTATTATGGAGGTAGGCTCTTAAAGATGCCTCAGCCCTATCGCCATAAAGTTCGGCAATAAAAAGGGTGAGTTCACGGATTTCAACAAGGCGAGCCGTGCTGTCCGATAGAGGGATTGCAGCGAGTCTTGGGGGCAGCTTTACGCCCCATCTTTCGGGGGCTTCCAAGTTCACAATAGCCTTTTGCCCTTGTGTTTCGTTGGGTGTTTGAGCTTCCATAGATGAAAGGATTTAGAAAGTTAATGTATTAGAGTGATTAAAACCATAGGAGGAAAAACAAATATAAGGTTTACACACAAGGCAAAGTGTGTAGGGCTAAATAGTCCGATGTGACGCAGGCAGGAGATAAACCTTGTTTTGTTTTATCCTCTTTATGGTTATTGGTCTTTCTCCGAAGAAACTCTCGTTTAATCGAAGATTCGCAAGCGAATGTACTAAAAACCTGCGAGTTATTCAAGAATTTTACCCCCCCCAACACATTTTAACGATGCGCGTTTGTTTGTAACACGAATTAGGATTGATATATATAGAGAACCAAGGTAGAGCGGTGCGCAACGTTCCCGAGTAGTTCTCACTATAACAAACAAATCATATATTCTGACTTATGATTCAATACAAGGTAACAAAGCGTAAGCGCCCAGGCACAGGAACTTTCACGTACCACCCTGCTGCCATTCAAGGTTCGGTTGTTTCACAACGTATGCTGGTGGAACGCATCTCCAACCGATGCACAGTAACCAGCGCGGACGTGAAAGCCGTGGTTGATGCGCTTGAATACGAAATGGTTCAAATCTTCAAGAGTGGGCAGCGCGTGCAGTTTGGCGATGTCGGCAGCTTCCGCACTTCACTCCGCACAAGTGGCGTGGAGAAGGAAGAGGACGTAAGCCCTTCACAAATCAGAAAGGTGAACATCGTCTTCACTCCTTCGCTCCGCATCCGTCACGATATGGACGTGAAATCCGGCGGAATTCAGTTTGCAAAAGCTGAGGTGGTGCCAGTTGCTAAGCACAAGAAGAAGGGCGCAACGCCTTCATCTGAAAGTGCTAGCGGTGAACACACCGACACAGCGCACTCTGCTGCATCTCCCACGGTAGGCGGTTAAACGATGCGCCAAGCGTGGCGCAATGGCTCAAAGCCATAACGAATGGGAAGCCCCACCTCATCCAACGCGGACGAGGTGGGGTATTTTTTGTGCATAAACATTCCGATTCCTTCCCACGTAATTTTTATTCCGTCCGATGTAAATAAAAATATCTCCGACATCTTTTTGAAGACATCGGAGATGTTTTTTTGTTTGTTGGTTTGCGCTCATCGTGCCTTTGTTTCTTGCAAATTTGCAAGCGAAGAGCGCGCTTTTCTCGTTGTCAGAGGTTAAATTACGGCTGATTTCGCCTTATTTTTTAAACCTCGTTTTGTTTTTAGGAGCGCAGTTTCTGTCCCAAACTTGAAAACATACAAGCCGTAACCACGTCTGCGCGTGGGTTGCCGTCCTTGTCGCTCACCATCCGAATGAACTGCGCCAAAATGGCACGTACTAACATACTGCGCTCAACATTTAGGTCTTTTGCTAGCTCCGAAATAGAGCGGAATGTGTCGGGGTCAATGCGCACGCAAAGGTGCTGCATAGCCGTTTTGTGTTGCTGCTTCATAATCTTATGCGATATTTTTATTCTAATTTAAGTTTTGCATTTATCAAAGTCGAATCCACTTGAAACTAAATGCGTAAATTTGCGGTGTTAGATGGTTTACATTTATGTATTATCCTAAATCAATTAGCTATGCAAAGCAAGAATCACAAACAAAATGATTTGGGGCTAGACAAAGAAACGTCTGTTTCTTTCGCCCTTAGTGAAGGTACATTATCTCTCGCAGAACTTCTTCAAGAATTGAATGATTTTCAAAATCATTTCTTTGAACAAATTGGCTGCGACCACGCTTCATACGACCCTTTCTCAGATTTCACGCACGAAGAAATCGAAGCTGAAAAAGCATTCAAAGCAATTAGGAGCATTCTCAAACTGCGTATTGCTGATGGAGTGGTATCCGATTTAAGAAAATAACTGCTTCTCCGATGGTGATTTCAGAAGTAGGCTCTGCTTGTCCGTATTTTTTGATGACGGTGTGAGCGCGTTCGGTGCGGATGACCTGAGGGTTGTTTTCCTGCAAAATGTCGTATTGTGTTTCACCGAGGATTTCCGTGGGAGATAGCACGAGGCGGTTTTGCAAGAAGGGATTCTCAGACTTCACGCTGTCGTGGAGTTCGCGAGTGATGGTTTGGTCGATGACGCGCAACTGCAAGCCGTTGAGCCACGCTTCCTTAGCGAGCATAGCGTTCACCGCTGCGAGGTCGGGGGTGGAGTTTACACCCAAAAGCGCGCCTTGAAGGCTGCCACACTTCTTGATGATTTCTTCGTTGGATGCCAACTGATAGAAGTCTTCCACGCTCAAAAAGCCAAACTTTGGGGTGACCTTGAGCTTCTTGGCACTTTGCATAATCTTGACGAGGTCGTCGATGATGGAGTGCTTCTTGTCTGCCCAACTGCCCGAGGTTTGGAGCTTCTTGTCTTCGTCCACTTGATAGTCGAGCGAAAACTGCGTGGCAAAGGTGGCATTGTTGCTGGCGGTGAAATCGAGCTTACAAGCATTGGAGAGCAAAGCCCAAGCGATGTATTCGAGTTCTGCCTGCACACCGTTAAAGCAAAAGTCCACGTCTCCGCCCCAGTGATCTACGAGTTCGAGAGCTGAGGAATCGGGGGCAAAGGCGCGCGCGGTTTGATATTCCTTGAGTTCGGAGCGCGTGAGTTCGCGAGAGATGGCGATGTGTGGGATGTCACCACTGGCGATTTCAAAGCGTGGACGCGCCTTGCGAACGATGGAGGAGTTGTCGGTGTGGATGTCGGCTGCCACGTTGCGCTGCGCGATTTGGTCTTGGAGCATCTTCCACGAAAAGCCGTTTTTGCGCTTCACGGGAAAGAATTTACCGAAATAGAATGAGGAGGTGTCAATGGAGTTGACACGCGCCTGCACCATCTTGTCGGTGAGCCCTGCAATGAGAGAGTTAGTGATTGTCATGATGTGTGATGTCTAGTTTAGTAGTTGATGATGCCAGTGAGATATTGCGCTACCTCTGGAGGGATGTTTGCACCACGAGTTCCACCAATGTACCACGCTTCGGTGTCGAGGTTGTCGCCCTGCGACACCTTTTTGCCTGTGCCTACGAGGGCAAATGGGGTGTATTTCAACTCAGAGGTGTTGCTTTCGGCTGCTTCCTTGGCGAGCAAAAGGTGTTTGCCCTTTTCGGCTTGTCCGAGTGCGCTTTCTAGGGTGATGATGTCGTGCGACTGTGCTTTGCGGTTCACCTTTGTCACCTTGACTGCTTTTGCGCCTACGGTGAGCATCACAAAGTCGTCTTCTTTGAAGTGGTGAAACTTTTTCACCTTCACTTCTGTTGCTTCAGCCGTGAGAGCTTCGGTGAGTTCTGCGGTCTTGACCACGTGGCAAAGTCCGTTTTCGGGTCGAGAAATGGGTGTGCCTTCAAGGAGATAGTCGTCTCCGAGTTCGTCTACTGCTACACCCACACCACCGCGCACGTCTGCCACCTTGTGTTCAAACACCTTTGGGAGTTTGCTGTCTTTGCTGCGTCTTACGTTCATTGTGGTTTAGTTTTTGTGTTGGTTAGTGGTTTAGTGTGTTGTTGTGCTTAGAATGGCTGTTTGCCGTCTTCCGTGCTTCCACTTCTGCGCGTGATGAGTGCGATTTGCGCTTCGGTGAGTTCTTCGTTTCCTTGCCCTGTGTTTTGATAGGGGCTTTGGATGGTAGCACCGTTGGCTTTGAGTTCTGAGAGTGTGGTTTCCACGTCTGTTTTGACGCTGTCTTTGAAAGCTTCAAACTTCTCTTCGTCCATCTCCTTGAGGTTGATGTGTCCATACACGGACTGCATACTTTTTGGCAGCTTCTCAATGAGTGTGTTGAGCTGTTGGCGTCTTCCGTTTTCCACCTTCTCAGCGTTCATTTGCATCATCTGTCCTTCGAGCTTTGCGAACTTGTCGAGCAACGCTTTGAGTGTTTCGTCTTGCTGTGCGTTGCCCTTGTCGTCTGCGTCGTTGGGCTTCGGTGGTTCGGGTTGAGGGTTATTCTTCTTGTAGTTTTCCACTGCGGTTGCTACCGACTGTGTAACCCTGCGGTCTGTGTAACTCTCAATGACTTTTTGAATAGTGACCCCCTCTACTGAGGTTGTCGCCTGCTCCTCCGTGGTGGCTGTTTTTGCGAGCTTTGCAGCCATGCCTTCGAGGACATCTTCACTCACCCCCTCAAATTTGGTTTTGAGCAAATCAAGAATAAATTTTTTCATCTAGTTTGGATGTTTGTTTGTGCCAAACAAAAATACGAAATTAACGCGTATTTTTCTGGTGTAACTAATTGATATAGAGGATTTTTAACGTGTTGTGTTGTATGCCTTCTTTTGCCCTTTGTTTGCCTTTGCGTATGCCGTGACAAAAAGAAAGCCACACAACAAAGTTTAACTCTGTCGCGTGGCTAAAAATGAACTCAAGGTGTGTGATTGGGGCGTTCAAACTTGATACCCTTTCTAGTCAGATGTGTCTCTGTTTGACCTTTGATGGACACTTTTTTTGATGTGTGTCCTTACTTTTCCCGATTTTTATTAGGTGGTATAGTCAGAAATGCGTATATTTGCATCAGACCAAAGATTCTTTGGTTTAGATCGGTGCTAGCACTTCGGGTGAGCTCGGGTCGCTATTCAGCCTACTCTTTTTGAGTGGGCTGTCTCATTATACGTATCGTAATCTCTTGAGGGGACTCTTTGAAATAATAAGCAAAAGATATTCCATATTGATGTTGTAACTTATCTAATTCAAGATAAGCTTTTTCGTCCTCTTTGTGGAGTTCGAATAATATAATTTCTGCTCCTTGTTTCTTTGCTTCTTTAGCACGCCTTACAATTTTCTTGCTGCTTTCTAAGCTTTTAAGTTCTGCAAATACCCCATTGCAGATAACATCGGGAGATGATACCCCTGCTACTTCCTCTAACATCTTAATGCGAAAGCCTTTGCGCGCGTAATTCACGCACATATTACGCTCTTTTTCTAATTTTTCTCTCTCATTCTTGCTTTTCTGACTTGTAGCTAGTCTTTGTTGGTGTATAACAACATAACCACCGCTTTGTTCATCAAAATAATGTTTATTCCATTCATGGGACATATTGAGATACTCTTTCCTTGATGAATTGTGCAGTCTGCTCTCTATTTTCTTTTGTATAGCATTATTCCCTTCGATACCTAATGCACGCTCCATCGCTCCCTTGTTGTCTCTCAAAAAGAAAGGCATCGTGGACTGTCCAGACAAAGCGCGGTTGATACGTATTTCGTTATTTTGTACCCACTTGTTGAAGTTGTCGGGTATCTTGTCCACCTTAAACAAATCCTCCTCGGGGGGTACTCCGTTTTTGAAGTCTTCGATATTTTGAAGAATTGGTGTTGCTATGCACCGACAATGAGGATGCCATCCTACGAATACAAAGTCCTTTGGATAATCGCCTGCGAGTTCATCGCACATATCGTAGTAGGGGTGTTCCCTGCTCAAAGCAATACGCATTCCTATCACGAAATCTAGCTTTTGCCACCTATCATAATCGGCTTTGCGATATGCCATGTTAATTTCCGTGGCTGCTAGTCTTCGCGCGTTCTTGTAACTACTGCGATATACTCCGCGTCCTGGGTGATAAGCTGCTGCTGCCTTCGAGAGTACCAAATTTCCGAACTCATCGCGCACTCTGCGAAATAGTTTGTTGGGTTCGTTGAGATAGCCCCTTATCTCTCGGCTGAAGTCGTCAGCACTCGTTCCGCTCTTGAGTGCTACGGAGAGTGCAAGTTCCATTTCCGCGCGTAACTGCTCCGACTGCTTCCACACGGCATCTGAGATTTCCTGCAAACTTCTAGCGGTCGTTTGCTCTCTGCGTAACTGCGTGGCAACACCATATAGCTTTGTGAGTTTCTCCGCCTTCTGCTGACTGAGTTTGTCGGCTGCGTCCGCGCCTGCTTGTATCGTTTCAAGTATGCGCTTCCGCATATTGGCAAAGACTTTGTCGGCTGCCTTTCGCGCTGCTGGCGTGGCTTGCTCAAATTGGAAAGCACCGCCTTCTGGTAGAGTAAAATCGTAAAGTTGATAGATACGCGTTACCCCCTGCACCACCTCGGCAAAAGCACCGTCTATTCGTGCTTCTGCTTGGGTGATGTTTCGGTTGTGGGTGTTGTGATACTTGCGCTCTTGAGGTGATATAGGCATATTTAGATTGTGGGTTCAAATGCTGAAACTTTGTCCTCCTCTTGCATCTCTTCTAGCGTGGCTTTAGGATTAGACGAATGACCGAACAATTCTATGCTCTCTAGGTGAGAAATGAGGGCTTTCCCACCGTTGGCTGCCTGCAAGTTGTTAATGGTCTCCTTCTCATCGTTGATGGTGTAGGGGGTGATAACGACTTTGAAACGTAAAGAATTGATGGCTTTTTCAAGTCCTGGTGCTACAATCGCTGCAAACGCTTTCACCACGTTCACTTCTCGTTCCATAAAGGCGCGAATATCCCCTGCTTCGTCTTCTACTTTTGTCATCGCGTCTGTAAACATTTGCTTGCGACTTTCCCCTGAGAGTGCCTGCTGGCTCATCTTATCGTAGCTCCAATCGGGTAATTGTAGCTGAGTGAAAAACCACGACCTCAACGCATCAACGTGAAATTTGAGCGTCTCCGTGCTTTGCGACCACGTGACATACTCTAGTTTTGAGCCTTGAGGAAATTGAAACACTCCCTTAAACTCTTTGTCCTGCGAGCCTTCCTTACCTACTTCGATTTCTTCGTCTGCGTAAATAGACAAAATCGGCTTTGAGTTCTTGCGCAAATAGTTTCCGTTTCGTGACAACGACCACTCAAGTTCATAGACAATGGGTGACGTGTCCTCCCAAATCGGTTCATCGCGTTTTGCGTAAATAACTGGGATTTTGCCATAAGTGACGGCTTCTCTCACTTCCTCTTGCCATCCTCCTGCACCTTGCTTCCATCGAATGTGCAAATCCTTTGTAAACGTTTCAAAGACTTGTGTCTCGCTTTTGCCTTGCTTCACACGATAACCCACTGAGAAAGCCATCATCACTCCGTATTCATCAAATAGGGGGTATAGTTCGTGTCCCTTCATTGGTGAGAATACGCGCGTCCTAATCTTGATTTTTGATGGAACGGTGTACTCGTTGTGTTCCTCTGGGATTGCATACCACAAAGTAGCCATTTCACACGCTGCGAAATATGGGATAAGGCGCGTTCGGTTGAGAGAGTTGATGCGCTGCGCTTCAAAGATGGATTCTATGAGGTCTGCTGCCTGCTGTTCTTGTTCGTTCTCGGGCTTGTAAACTCGTTTTGCTGGTATACCTACCGTGAGTGCGCACATACGCTTGGTTGCGAGCTTCTGCAAGTTGAGTGCAACGCGCGTAACGGGTTCAATACCTTCATCTGTCACCACATCTGGGTAAAGATTCTTATTGTTGATGGGGTGCAGTTTGGGGTCGTACTCCTTTTGTAGCTGCGTTTGCCACGATGGGGGTATGTCAGTCTTGTTTTTGAGTGCTGCAATGGCTTCTTGGGGTTGCAGTTGGAGAATTTCTTCAATGTTCATTGCCTTTGTTTTATCTGATATGGTCTGCTATTCTTCGGGTATTTACTCCCTTCCTTCGTTCTGCTAGTTTGTTGAGTGCTACGTATCGCACTGCGTCTAATGCGTGATTGAATGCGTCAATCGGTCGTCCTGTGTTCTCGTTGGTGATTCTGTCTGTTTCGTATTTATAGTTTGAGAGTTCGTCTATTAGATTGAAACTTCGCTTGGTGACGTTGAGGCGGTATCGCCTTAAAATGTCGATACCTGCTCTTATGCTGTCCGCGCCTTTTTGCGCTGGTGAGATAGTCCTTACTCCAAAGTTGCGTATTTCGACTATCGACTTCATCTCCGCGCTATCCGCTATGATGGGCGTATGCTTGTCTTTGAGTTCGAGTAGCCGTTGCGCTATGAGGTTGTTTGTCAATCCTGGCATATAGAGTAGTTCATCTAGGTAGAGTTCGCCTTCTGCTTTGTAGACTGCCACTAGTGCTGTGGGGTCTGCTACAAATCCAAAGTCAAGTCCATACGCTATGAGCTGCGCCTGCGGTGGTACTCTCTCACACTCTCTCCAGTTGTTGTAAACTACTCCGATCGGATTACCCACTTCTCCTAGTCCATAAACCTTCCACCACTGTTCATCGTCTTTGTTGCTTTCGATTTCTGCTACCTGCTGTTCTGTGAGGTGTGGGTTGTCTTTGTAGGTACTCACGATTTCGCGCGTGCTTTCTCTGGCTGATATGCCCCTGCGCTCAAACCAAAATTGCGTGTCGGGGTTCCAGTCTATGAGTATTTTTTGAGTGGTACGCGCTGCGAGTTGTTGATAAACGGCAAATGATATTCGGTTCGCTTCGTTGATAAATAGTATATCGCGTCTTGACCCTTTGACCTTTCCCCAATCGTCCGCTCCAAAGAATGAGATTTTGGACTTACCTATGGTGATGATGCGGTCTGTTCGGTTGTAGGTGTAGTGCTGCCCTTCTATATACCCCTCGTTATCGAGTACCTCTGTCACGTCCTTCAATGCTCCGCGTTTGAGGTGTGGTAAACTCTCTGAAACAATATCTATTGCTAGGGGTGCTTGGCTCTGCTGTGCTAAAACAACAAGAAGCTGCGCTGCACTATACGTTTTCCCACTACGTGTTCCCCCGCGATTCGCTATTACACGAATCGCGGGGTCTGTTATCGCTGCTAGCGTTTCAAGAAAAACACGCGTTGGTTGCATATCGTTGTTGTTTAGTGGATAACCCAAATACCCTTGTTCCCTTTTCCTCCTAAATCATAAAGTCCAAAAAGGGTTACGCTATTTCCGTTGTAATTGCCAACTCTGTACATACCACCTGCGCCTAAATCTAGGGTGATGTCAAACCCACTAACATTTATAAGACGAACTCGTTGCGTTCTAGTCATTGTTATTTTTAAGGTTTCGGGGCGGTCTAAGCCGACAACTATCGTATCTACTGCTAGAGAGTTTATCGAGTCAATTTGTTCATCGATTGCTAACTTCATTCCGTTTCCGTCTTCTAGAACATTTGCAGGGATTATGTTCCTCCTACGCTCAAAAACAGTTTTAGTTTCACTCTCTCCATTTGTTTGCTCTCCTCCAAAATAATAAGTTACTGTCGTACTCGAAACAACGGCTGTTACTCTATGCTTAGCTGCAAACGACCCTTGCACGTGCATATTGCCACCCATAAATCGAGTATACCTCCAAGCAGAGTTGGATATTTCCTTGAGGTCTTTTATTTCGTAGTTTATGACATCTGACCCTAAGATCACCGCGTGTCCTTTCAATTCCAACCCCGTTTGAGAAAATGAAATTTCTCCAGCTTCGTATCCCGTCGTTTTGTTTACAGCCTTTAGTTTGTTAAAACTACTGTCTCCTTCTATGCGTATACTATCAAATACACCGCCTTTTGCTTTTATTTCTCCGTTCTCTTCCGCTTTGAAAGTCACCTCCCCTTGTGCGTTACGCGTTTCCACGTTGCGCACTCCTAGGTTCTCAATGAAAGCCTTCTTTGCCAAAAGCAAGTCAGTAGCTACAAATTTCAAGTTCTGTCCTAATTCCCAAAAAGGCGCATCCACATTCGGGCGCGTGTCCTTCGTCTTTGCGTGGCTGCGCTTGCAACTCCACCACAAAAGCGCGCCTTCACTTTTCACGCTTACTAAATCGATAAACTCTTCACCAACTCCACCGCTTTGGAATTTGAAACCATCGGGCAAAGCGTCCCAATCTCCTAGAGGGCGCATCGCTGCCCCTCTGAAGTCTTCCTGCGCTCGCGTCCACGGTGTGGGTCTGTATGATTCCTCCAACTTCGGACAAGCAAAATAAACTTTTCCGCCGTTGCCATCGTTTCGTCCATTGCACCAGCTACGCAAATAGATGTTTGTGACACCTGTGCTGCGTGCCGTAAAAGTAACCGCATACCGCTTCCACCCCTCGGCTGTGTTTTTCCCCTCGTCGATAGGGTTCGCTCCGCTGATTTTGAAGTGCGTGCCGTCGATAGGCCATGCAATCATCCACCCTGCTCCTGCGCCTTTTACATAAACCGAAAAAGTATAAGTCACGCCTGCGGTAAGGTCTAACACTTGATAAAGGCTCGCGATGCAATTCACATCGTTGTACCGCGTACTCTTTTGGAAAGATTCGCACGACACCACCTTTGCACCTGCGTGTGGGGGCATTACGTTTGGTTCGTGTCTTACGATTCCTCCGTTCGCTGTTTCCACTCTCCACGCAAAGCCTTCATTGTGTTCCGCATCATTTGACACGCTCTTGGGGTTCAAGTCCGCATTTTTTAGTAAGTTCGGCATCGGGGTCAATCCGTCCGTCCCGTTCTTGCCGTCTTGTCCTTTTGCTCCATCTCGTCCGTTTCTTCCATCTTGACCTCTTGCACCATCCCTTCCGCGTTCTCCGTCGCGTCCGTCCACTCCGTCGCGTGGCTTTTCCTGCACCACAATCCAGTTCGTGTCGTTCGCACTCGGGCGTATTCTGCCATCTCCACGCGGTGCAAGTTCGTAGAGCGTACCATCCAACCAAACGCGCGAAATCTCGTAAATGCCCGTCGTGGCGTTTTTCTCCTCGTGGTAATAAGATTGTTGCGCGCTCCACACTCCGCGGTCAACGCGCTCCGCTATGGGTCGCCCTTCTGGAGAAAATCGGATAATATCCTGCGTAATGATACCGCGCGCATAGAGATAGTTGCTGTTTTCGTTCACCGCTCCGCCAAGTGCATTTTGCACCCACGTTGGCAACGTACCCAAAGAAAAGCCATCCACTAGTTCGGGGTCTTTAATGATAGGCGCATTCACGTTCACCCTTCTCACGATTTGACCGCGCTCGGGGTCTAGCACAATGTGACTTTGTCGCGCGGTGTCGCTTGCGTTACCCCATCTTGCCACGCGCATTTGTACAATCGGTTGCGCGTTTGCCCCTCCTGGCACTTGTCTATCTTGATAAAGTCCAACGTCAAGGCAGTGCATTATTTCTGGTATCAGTACATAACTTAACATAAAATCCATACTATCTCTTCACCTCCGCTAAATCATCTAATAAGAACTTAGGGTCTTTTTGAGCTCCATCTATTGTAAGTTTTAGAAGATATAGTATTATAGGAACTATTAAGAAATCCTCTAAAGTATCATCA